AAAGTATCTACCAGCCTTGATCGATCGACACATAAAATTGATCGATGACATGCAAGACAGCCAGCAAAAACTAAATGAAAAGCTTGATTCTGTTTCGCTAACGGTAACTCAAGAACATGCTTCTTCAAATGAAGCAATGCGGAAGGCAATTTCAGGAGTTCATAGCCGACTAAACCCAATTCAGGATGACCTGAAAGAGGTAAAAATAAAAGTTGGATTGACAAATATTATATCAGATGAGGAATAATTTTAAGTTGCATTTAGCTTTCTAAACTTTAAATTAAAATCCCAAGTTCTAACGGGTGACGGGTTAACTCCACCATTAACAGTATCAATAAACATATTAAACATTACACCTAATCTAACTGTATCAGCGGCATCTGTAGAAAATCCGAAAGTGTTATCTTGATTTTGTCCAATAATGCTTAAAGATGCGTTTTTCCCTGCCGATGTATTATTAATAAAAGCGTTAAAATCGCCTTGTGTTAGACAAATGGCTTTAGCTCCAGCACCTGTTAAACCTTGTGCGGCTGTTACAGTATGTAGCAAAGATTGAAATGGATCACCATAGGTATAAATTGCACCTCTAAGGCCGGCGCTCGTTTGGCTTCTCATTCTTCTTGGAAATGAATCATTTGCAATTAGTGTGCTTCCTGATTTTGTATGTAGAAATCCGTGACCATAAAAGCCGCCTTTTAAACCAGTGTTAAAAGGTGGTGCAGTCAAAGAACTAAATAAACAAACACCTAATGGATAGGCGATATCGGTTTGATATGTGCTTCCAGATTGCATTCCGGCAGGTTCCCAAACAATCTGTAAAACAGCATTATTAAAGTCACCATCACCCAAATCATCAACGCCGAATCCAGTGTCAAAAAAAACAACACCAACATCAGCTTGAGGGAAATTATTAAAAACACCAACTGCATTATTAGCGATTGATATTCTATTATTAAAACCTGCAACAGGACTATCTGAAAGGGTAAAGGTTGAATAACTTTGCGCATTTGTTTGAAGGTCAGCCGGTCCCAAAGATGTCCATGTCCCAGCATCAGCACCGCCACCAGTTGACGGCACAGTTCCGCCTTCTTCATTAAATACATTTTTAATAGACATATTGTTACTCGTGGTAAGTCAATTCGACAGCATCGACAGAAACTGTTCCAGCGTCTGTTTTATAGAATACATAAATATCTGAACTATCAAAGATATAATCAAGATCGATTTTATATACCACAGCTCCATCAGTTGCGGTAGTCACGCCGGTCTCAATGGTGCTTTCCGTTCCGGTTACAATCGCTTCATCTCCGTTAGCGTCTGTGGTGATCTTGATTGTTAGCTTGGTTGGGGAGCTGTTCAAGCTGGACAAACGGATAAACAACCCTTCAAGATGAAACGCAAGAGGAAAACCGCTCGGCATCTTAAGTGCTAGGGTTGCTTTCTTTGCGGTATCATAGCTTGTTCCAACGCTTGTTTTTTGCGTGCCATCTACTGATTTTTTAATGATTTTATTTGTTCTAAGTGCCATTTCTACCTCTCTATAGCCAGAAGAAAAAACCGGCGATCCAAAGACCGCCGGCCAAACAAGGAAGCAAACCCCACCAAGGATTTGCATTAGTGTTTTATCATGCTTCTGGATCTGTTTACAAAATAAAATATCTTTTTTGTTGACAGTGATAAATGTATGACATATAATACATACATAGCATGCAGCTAAAACAAACAAGGAGCAATCAGCATGACTTATTATCAAATCGACCCCCTCTTTCAAAGTGATTACTCACTTGGCCCTTCTGTCCTTGTCCGCATTGACTCAAGAGGCACAGGGCTTCAAACTGTGCACACCTACGCACCTATTACCGTTGGTGGCCAAATCATTTATTCTGAAAGGTTTGAGGATGCTTTTAATGAAGTTATCGAGCTCAAATTGAAGTGAGGTCATCAATGAAACATTACATGATCAACTTTTTTAATAATGGCAAACTGATCCGCAATAATATCAAGTTTGAAGGCGATTTGATAACAGCCAAAAAGTTCTCTATGAACATTGCCAAGCGTCTAAGAATTGCCCACTGTGATATTTATATCTATGATCGATATGGATACGAACGAGGCGATCAATGCTTGGCCAAGCTCAGATATAAACGCCCAAGCAAGAAAGAAAGAAGAAATAAATAAATATTTTCTTGACTTCTTAAAATGTATGACATAAAATAAGTATACCAAACAAACAAACGAGGTAAACATGAAACTCCCAATGACCATAACAACTAAGACAGGCAACACATGCACACTTAATCTTGAAGGCGACAACTATATTATGAGAGGCGCAACAGGCTCACACAGACTATCTGCACACTGTACAGATGCCAAGCGACTACAGGCTCACTGGAATGGTTTTGTTGATAATAACGGCGGCTTTGATGACAATACAGAACAGCAAGAAATTAAAGAACTTAATTTATGTGACATTGAAGAAATAGAGAAGGGGACAAAAAAACTTGAATCAGGTCAGCTTGTAAAAATTGCTCATTTGTCTGTTCTAAGTATTTATGTGGGATGTTTATTGTCTACAGGCTGTGTGTGGTTCTTACACACGGACAGAGCAAAAGACGGAGACTTTGACTTACTTTTGTCTAACCTTACAGCAAAAAACAAAAAGTACGAAAGCACTACAGAACAAACAGGATATGAAGCTGGTGATCATTTAGACCTTTATAGAAATCAGAATTTCAGAGAAGCGGTGATTCTTGCGATATTGTCAGATAAAGCTTTGGTTGAATATGAAATGCCAAATGGAACATCAGCTCTTAATTTTGTCAATCTTAACGGCAAGTGGGATCATGATTACAGGCCCATAAGTTATTTTGCACTGCCTAAGAAATGGGCGAAGGCAATGCTTGAACAGCAAGGATCAGAAGCTGGATTTTACTATGCCAATCCTCAGAGATCACACAGCAAATGTCCAACGATTCATGAAATACTAACTCAATAAAACCCACCAAGGAGTAACCATGAGCGAATTAATGATCGCAATACATGAGGCCGTAGCGCCGTTTAATCAGGTCTTTTATGCGTGCTGTCTGACATCAGCAGCGTCCCTGATGCTATTCACAATCAAAATCAAACTAGGAGAATAACCATGAGTAACCAAAGCAATATCAAAGCGTTTATGACCGACTTTATCAAGGCACAAAAGGAAATGAGGCCAGCGATCAAAGACGCAAAAAATCCAAGATTTAATTCAAACTATACTGATATCACAAGCGTGCTAAATGCGTGCATGGAGGCTCTTTATTCGAATAACTTGGCTATGACTCAACCAGTGGAGCACAAAGAGATGGGCATGGTTGTAACCACGAGAATAACCCATATCACGGGCGAGTATATAGAAACCAGTCTACCCTTGATCATGCTAAAAAAAGATATGCAAAACCTCGGGGCAGCAATCACCTATGCTCGCCGGTATGGTCTCACAACTTTACTTGGTATCCCTGAAGAAGATGACGACGGAAACAGCAATTCTACATACAATCCACCCAAGCAAAAGGCAAAGCCAAAGCCCAAGCCAAAGAAGGCACCACAACCAAAGCCAGAGCCCAAGCCTGAGCCAAAGAAGACAGCTCCACCAAAGCCAGAGCCCCAAGGAACCGGCCTACAGTGTCCTAGGGGGCTTACTCATCTTCAGTGGTTAGAGGAGTATTCTTTGCCATATGGTGGCCTTGAAGTAATAGAAAAGAGAGTTCTTGACAAGGGCGGCGATACATCTGAGAAATGGACGGATGAATTTATTTGTCAGATCATCGGTAAGATTGAAAGTGGAGCTGTACAGCTTGAGAAGGTGGCACAGTTGAACGAAAGAGGGGAGGCTTCCGCCTCCCCGTCCAACTCTCCCCAGAGCCTAGAGTCTTTCTCCAGATAAAAATAGTAGCTTGCGCAGATGATCACGACAAATTATTATTTCAATGCTCATGTATTTTAATTCACTCTCGGCCCATTGATCCAGTATTGATGGGTCGTTTGCTTTTTAATTACATATTTATTAAAATAATTCTGACAATGTAATACATATCGGTTATTATATAATTGTCAAACAAACAAACAAGGAGATTGACATGAGTAATTTAAAGTTTGAGATTGAATTTTTGACTTCTGTTGATGAGAATGATGATTACAGTGGTTTTAAAATTATTTATACCCCAACACATATAGATGCTTTAAGAGACTTTACTTGGGCTCATGGCAAGCGTATTAATGCTTCATTGAAAAAAGTAATCAAGAAGAATTTAGATAAGATCATTTTTGTTGAAGTAAGTTCTTTGATTAATGGCGAGAGTAAGCCTTACTGTATCAATGCAAAGTTACTCGAAAGTGAAATTATTAGCATCATCAAAGATATGAATGGACTCTCTTTAGCACAATAAACAACCCGCCTCCCCTCGGGGAGGCACCAAACCCCCACCAAGGAAAGAACATGACCCCAATAATCAAAGAATGTTCATTTTGTGGCGATCAATGCTTAGAAGCTCACCTGATGTTTATTGACATCGAAGTGGAGATCTGTGAAGACTGTTATGATAATCACGAAAAAGAGATCATGAGAGCCGTTAGACAGCTCCACGAAGACGATCACCTTCATGAAATAGATATTGGCTGATCACAAATAAATATTTATTTTGTTGACAGTGTATTACATTATCTGTTATATGTATTACATACCAAGACGGTATAACAAACAAACGAGGTCAACATGTCACTTACTCAACTCAAAGAACTTGCTATTGAAAACGAACTTAAAGCTCAAATTATAAATGACGAAGTACATATAACAGGCGAAAATTTCAAAATGTTTGTGTTCAAAACCCTCATTATCGAATCAAATATTGCAGTTTATCAGGGTTCTTATTCAGAAGGCTTTTTCGGTAGCCCAGTATTTCAAAGATTTGTACCATCTAAATAAAAAAACCCGCCTCCCCTCGGGGAGGCACAAAACCCCACCAAGGAGAACCCAATGCTAAAAAATCTTGTCAAGCGCCGAGAGCTAATTAACAGCCAGATCGAAGATCTTCTCATGGATCTGGTTTCAATCGAGGAGCTGATCGAAGTGATGCTCAAAGAAAACATAACCAAAGAAGAAGCGATCGAATATATGCGCTCAATGGCTCAGGGGGCGTAATGTTTCACTGTTTCCAAGACATTATGCACGAATACAAAGGCGCAGATGAAAAGACGCTAAAACGGGCGCTTTTGAGGTCGTATCCGTACAAGCTTAAGATCGATAATCTCGAAGAGCTGAAAAAGTTTTATTGGCTATATTCAGATTTAGCTTTTGAACATCTCAACAAAATGAGAGAAAAGATGTATAACTACGCCCAAAGCGGTTCCGGTCTGGATTATGAGATCATGAAACGATCAGAGGCTGATTATGCGGTCCAGCTGGAAACGATGAAAAGCTTTTCTGTGTTCTATGCCTGTCACCATTATCTCGGCACAGAAGGATTTGAAAGTGTATCGTTGGACTAAGATCACCCAAGAAGAGATCGAGCTTCTGCCAAAAAACGCAGAATGGGCGGTATTCTTCACCCTTAAAATGTTCATGGGATCAAACGGGGTAGCCTATCCGGCCGCCTCAACCTTGGCAGAGATTACGGGGTGTTCCGTGCCTTCTGTCAAGCGTGCGATCCGTTCATTGATCTCAAAGGGGCTCTTGGTTAGAGATGGCTTTGACCCCAAGAAAAACACCGCCCGTTTTCGGTTGGGAAACTCAGCTGAGGGGGGTTCAAATTTGGTAGGGGGTATATCAAATCTAAACAGGGGGGGTATATCAAATCTAAACACCCCCCCCCTATCAAATCTAAACACCAATAAGAAAGAAAAACAAAAAGAATTAATTAATAAAAACAATCAAACAAGAATTAACCCCATCTATTTATTACCGAGGATTGACTAATGAGCCTGACCTATGAAACCGCTTTCGAGCTTGCAAACTATTTTGGCATGAACTGGAACAAGGATCCCCACTGGAATTCTACATGGTTCGAGAACTTTGGCGGCCTCCTTTATGCATCGTTCAAGAACTATGATAATGAGCTGGTGCGCCGTGCCGTCATGCAATACATAGCAGACACCACAGACAAGAAGATCCCGCCGTTTGGTGATCTCAAAGCCTATATTGTCAAGAAGCTAGGAGCCGAGCAGATGCGGCAAGCCCTGAGCGCCTCACTTTGTGGCCTCTGTGAAAACGGAACGAGGCGCCTATTTGTCGTTATGAGAATAGACGAGGATCGCATACTTAAACGAGAATGGGTCGCTCGGTGCCTTTGCTCAAGAGGGGCACTGAATACCAAGGCGGACAACTACAAGCAGTTTTTAGACCGTTTACGGGGCCCTAAAGGCTATGTTTGCTTAGGATACAGAGCCAGCGATCCGCACTCAGTGGATATTTTAGAATGGCATGTCACCAGCTACAGCCAGCACAGCGGGCGGGATGAATATCCGGCAGGCGTGGATCCGTCACCCTTTGCCGGTATGAACAAAGACCAAATCGGCGAAGTGATGACAGAAAGAAAGAAGAAGATGATCGAAGCCGGCCTCAAAGCCCACATGAAACAGTTCCGGCGGGCCATCGTTGGAAACAAAAATCCCCAATATCTGTAATTTATGTTATACATTATAAGAGGTGTATTATGAAAAACAAGGTAATCGAACCCGTCAAACAAGGATCCGCTGGAGGTCAGCGGGGCAATTCACAAGTCATTTGTGTGCGCATTGATAGCAATCTACTCGACAAAGTCGAGAGCCTAGCAGATCAGCACGCAGTAACCCGTTCATCAGTGATTATTCATGCGCTAAAGGCATTGACAAAATGAAACAATTTCAAATCATTTATGCAGATCCACCTTGGACTTTTAAAACATATAGTCAAAAAGGGAAAGGAAGATCTCCAGAAAATCACTATTCTTGTATGTCAATAGAGCAAATTAAAAGGCTACCAGTTTCAAATATAGCCTCAAAAGATTGCGTACTTTTTTTGTGGGTTACATTTCCGCTTTTGGTTCAGGGATTGGAAACAATTGAATCTTGGGGTTTTAAATACAAAACATGTGGATTCAACTGGGTTAAAAGAAACAAGAAATCAAATAGTTTTTTTATGGGTTTAGGATATTGGACTCGTTCAAATAGTGAATTGTGTTTGATTGCTACAAAAGGCAAACCCAAAAGGGTGAGTGCTTCTGTACATCAAATTATCGATTCAAGAATAGAATCTCACAGTAAAAAACCCGATATTGTTAGATCAAAAATTGAACAATTATTGGGTGATATACCAAGAATTGAATTATTCGCTCGTCAAAAAACAGAGGGCTGGTCTGTTTGGGGAGATGAAATTGAATCAGATATTGAATTTTATGCCTAGAAGAAAGCAAACACCAAAGAAAAGACACGGGCGACCGACCCGACTCACTGATGAGGTTCAGCGCAAAGTTTGCGAGGCGATTCTTTTGGGATGCACATATGACATTGCGGCGAGCTATGCGGGTATTTCGCAGCGGAGCCTTTTTCAATGGATGGCCAGTGGCCGAGACAAGAATTCAAAAAGACATCGTGAGTTTTATGCAGCGGTCAAGAATGCCGAGTCAATGAATGCGGTTCGCAATCTTGCAAGCATTGCGCAGGCGGCCAAAGATGGAAACTGGACAGCGGCTGCGTGGATGCTGGAACGGCGGCACGGCTACACGAAAGAAAGCGATCGGCCGACGATTGATATCACTGTGGATGTTCAAAATGCAGAGGTCACCACATTGATCGAACAGGTTAAAGAACATGCATTACAAGAGGTCATTACCGGCCCTGTAATCGACTTAGACGAGGAATAAATGAAGCTCTGGAATTGGTCACCATCTTGTCGCCCTAAGCGCTTCAATGCCGCGTTACAGTCTCTGATCCGGTCGCCTGAGTTCACCCTGAATGAAAGAACGCTGGCGATCGCTTCTGGTTCGACACGCTGGCAGGTTAAAGAATGGATCGACGGTGACGCTCTGCCAACCAATCAAGAGATCCGTGATATTGCTGGCGCCTTCTGTTTGAATCTTTTGGGCCGTGTCACCTGTAAAGAAAGAAACCTATTATTGGCCGAGCTGTTGATCATAGCCACGAGAGAGAGGCACAAATGATCTATTATCAGCCGAGATGGGTATTTGATCAGGCCCTTATTGATCGAGAAGGCGATCGGGCGGTTTATTCTCTCACCAAGTTGATCGGGCTCTTGATGCGTCACGAGGGAATGACAGAAGAACAAGCGATCGAATGGGTATCCTATAACATGCAGAGCACCGGCCTCAAGGATTGGCCGATCATCGTCAATGATCACATCTTGGGAGCCTATGAAGCGTGATCTCGTTGCGGCGGTGAATACCCTAGGCCGAATACAGAAGCAATACCCGCTCGCCCTGTCTCGGTTATGGATACCTCATTGCCACCGGTTCGACGGCAAAGGATCGCAATCAGATCGGGCCCGTGGATGCGGTCAGCCGATGCGGCGGATCAATGCGGGGATCTGGCGCTGTGATCAATGTGACATCACAGAAACACGATCCTCACAGATTGAGATCCCGCTTTCATTTCCGAAGCTGGCTTATTTGGTCGCAGGTGGAAACCGTGCCGGCAAAACGGAGATCGGCGCTCAATTGGCCGTAGCGTTTGCGGCGGGGAGATCTGAATGGTGGGTCGAACAGTGGGCGAAGCTGAACGGGATCCCTCTGGAGCTGTTGCCCCCTCAGCCTTCCACGGTGATCTCTTCTGGGCTCAGCTACGCAGACAGCGCCGAATATATCCGGCCCAAGATCGTCAAATATCTTCCAGTTGGAACCACTTTCAGAAACTGGAAGGGCGCCGGTCGAGCTGTCGCAACCTTGCCAAACGGCGGGCGGATTATTGCGATGTCAGCTGATAGCGGCCGAGAGAAATATCAGGGCATGGGCGGCCGTGGGCTCCGTGCGATCTCTTTGGCTTGGCTGGATGAAGAACACCCCCAAGATATCTTTGAGGAGCTGATGTTGCGCTGTGCCGATACACCATACGGCGGGCGCTTGCTGTTGACCATGACACCGCTCAAGGGGATGACTTGGGTTTATGACAGCTTTATCGAAACCCAGATCGAGGGCTTCGATTATGTCCAGATCAGCGGCTTAGATAATCCGTTTGTATCCTCTGTAAAGCTCAGACAGGCGACAAAGCACCTATCCGAAGCCAGCCAACAGAGCCGCCTTTTTGGGGCGTTTACGCTTCAGACTGGCCTAGTTTATTCAGAGTTCAGAAAAGAAGTTCATGTGATCGAGCCGAGAGAGCTTCCCGACGATTGGCCACGGTATCGAGGGATCGACTTTGGAACCCGCAACCCCTTCGCCTGTATATGGGTAGCGCATGACCTGAAAACAGACACGCTCCATGTTTATCGGGAATACT